ACACACTGGTGATGCGATCGAGCTTTACACTAGTGTTAACCGCCACAGCGATTACAGGATTGTACGTTGTGGCGAAGACCTCCGTGGACATTAAGATTAGGCATCTAATCTCACGTCTGCTGGAGGTTCATGCCCGTAAGCCTGAGGTTAATCCTCTCGTTTTACGGGCGCAGTTTGGTAACACTCCGTGTGCCGATTTGTCTGCTGTTAAGGGCCATACGCATGGTGAATCAGCAGCAAATAGGTCTACGGGATCATTCCAAATCGATGTCTTATCGAAGCTGCTTGGGAGGAATGTCTTCTTCTACCAAAACTCAGCATCTGACCTACGTAATGGACGCAAGGGGTCCCGATCCTATTATTGGATTAAGGATCTCAATGTGTCAAGTGGGGCCGCTGAACCTAACCCTGATGATCTCATTGCAATGGTTGATGTAGATCAGTACGTGGATATGAATTACTATTGTACAACGTATTTCAATCCTGTTTTGATCTACACTTTTCAACCTGGGGCTGTTGCCTGCAGTGAAGGAGAGTATGGGTTTACGTTTGATGCTAAGAACCGCGTCCACTACCTGGTGGATGGGGGTGGAGGATATGGACACAAGGTCTGGAATTACTCAGGTGATTCCTTGAAATTTAAGTGGAAAGTGTTTGGGATTACACTTTGGCTTAATGTCTATCAGCTTGAAAGAAAGCAGATGGACGACCACCACCAGGTAGTACTACTAGTGCCTTTGGCTTCCTTTGGAGGCATATGGGCGCAAGTAGCCGATTACTTTCTGGAAGGTAAGTCACTCCAAAGGTTTTCGCTCGTGCACGGCGAATATCTTAGAATGACCAAGAAAACCACCGGAAAGATCACCACTTATACCGGCAGGGTGGGGGCGTATTCGTGCGCTGCCGTTCCTGCTGCTGTAGATGATGAGCTCGCGAGTGTGACGAGGACAAGTAAAGTTGGATTGTCCTTGCCAATGGTGAAGAAGAAAATGGGAGATGATTGGACTGGTGCGGAGATACTTTATGAGTATCATAAACTCCACACCAATCCACGAGTCCCCCAATTGACTTACCATTTGGACAAGCACGTGCGGTCTTATCAGTGGTATGACGCCGATTATGATCCTGAGGCGAGACCATGCATTCAATCGTTTATGAATGCTTTGGTCCCAGAGGCTTTTGCACCTTCAAAGTGCAAGAGCAATGACACTCGAGCCGTAAAGACTCGTGTCATAGACCAACGGAATGTAACTCACCTAACACCCCATCTCATGAAAGTGATTGAGGAGTTTTGGGACTTCACGCTAGGCGAACGCGTCGGTACACTACATCCAGTGGATGAAGAGTACTTGCGCGCAAAGCAAGCAAAGCCATCTCAGCAGCGGATTCTCGACAATGCTGAATATTTGGATGCTGATCATAAGATCGCATCCTTCAGCAAAGCCGAGGCTCACACAGCTGTTAACGATGGTCGAATTGTCTCAACGGTCAACGGAGTAACAAAACGAGACTACTCGCTTTATTGTTACGCGTTATCTGAAGTTGTCAAGGACAATGAATGGTATGCATTCAGTAAAACGCCAGAACAGGTCGCGCAACGTGTCGCGGAGGTCTGTGTCAAGGCTAAGAAGAGTGCTACCAAGTCAGATGCCACGCGTATGGATGGGAATTGGTCAGAGGTCGCCCGTTATTTTGAAAGGCGCGGCATGATGAAGGCGTTTAGACCAGTCTACCATGATGACCTTAATGAGCAGATGGACCATATAGTCAATGGACTTGGGGCCACCTCGTTTGGTGTCGTCTATAAGACGTTGCTGTCTAAACTCTCAGGCGAACCAGGAACATCCTTGGGAAACACGGCTCTGAATGCTTGCATTACGTATGCTACATTTAGAGCTATGAAGAAGGATGTTGGCACATTCTACACGCCGCAGGAAGCGTGGGAAAGCCTGGGAGTTTATGGAGGTGACGATGGGTTGACTGGCGACATAGCGCCCAGTGTTTACGTGAGGACTGCCAAGAAGTTTGGGCAGAAGTATGTTGCCGACCCGGTCATGAGAGGGGCGTTTGGAATTGAATTCCTCGCTCGTCAATATAGCCGGGACATTTGGTGGGGTGAACTGAACTCGTGTTGCATGTTTTTGCGCACGTTATCAAAGTTCCACACCACGGTAGCAATGCCCTCTTCCATCACTCCAGCCGAGAAGCTCTTCGATAAGGCTTACGCGCTCTACCTAACGGATAAACATTCACCAGTTATTGGTGAACTAGTAACCCGTGTGGTAGAGTTGTGCAAGGATAAGGAGTTCAAGAATTTGAATTCCGCATGGAGAGTTTCGTTTGAGGCAGATGTTCAGTATCCAAATGAACCTTGTGAGTGGATGGAATACCTCTTTACTGAGGAGCTTCCGGACTTTGATGTTAAATCATTCAGGGAATGGATTCCTACAGCCAGCATGGAGCAGATATTGAATGCACCAGTCTTCATGTTGCAACGGGAGCCGAAGATGAAACCTGGAGTCGCCGTTGTTGATGGCGATATCATCATGAGTCCACCTGCGGTCAAGACAGAGAAAACTGTCTTGACCCCTAGCAAACAAACTGCAATTAAAATCCGCCGTCCGAGTACCCAGACGGCGCAGAAGAAGAAAACAATCTTCCGCAAGAAAACCTAGAGTTTTCAGAGGTACGACG